CGTTCTTTCATATATTGGTAAAAGATATAATAAAGAAATTAATTCATTTGATGAGTTAATGAGTCAGCGAGAAACTCAGGAAGAATTACCTGAAGATGTCGCTGCTTACTTTAAATATAAAAAAGACACAGGTAGAGGTATTAAAGATTTTGTAGAGTTACAAAAAGACTTTGATGAATCTAATCCTGATTCTTTACTTAAAGATTATTTACGTGCCACTGAGGATGGTCTTGATGAGGAGGATATTGAAACCTTAATGGATGATTATTCTTTTGATGAAGATTTAGATGATGAGGGTGACATAAAGAAAATTAAGTTAAAGAAGAAAAAAGCTATTGCTAAGGCAAAAGATTACTTTAAAGAAATGCAAGAGAAGTACAAGCAACCACTTGAGTCAAGGGGAACGCAAGCTTCAAATGTTTCTGAAAAAGAAATGGAAGGCTATAAGCAATACATCGCAGACGCAAAGTCTTATGAAGAAGAGACTGCTAGAAAGAAAGAGTTTTATGACTCTAAGACGTTAGAAGTATTTACACCTGAGTTCAAAGGTTTTGAGTTCAATATAGGTGAAGAAACCATAACGTATTCTCCAAGTAGTTTAGAAGATTTAAAAAAGAGTGCATTAAATCCAGGTAGTTGGGCAACCAAGTATTTAGATGATAGTGGTCTTTTAAAAGATTCTAAAGGTTTTCATAGGAGTGTAGCAATTGCACAGAATCCTGAAAAGTTTGCTAAGTTCTTTTATGAGCAAGGTAAAGCTAATGCCACTGAAGATGTAATGCGTAAGACAAAGAATATTAATATGTCTGAACGCAGAACACCAGAAGTGACAAGCAAGGGAGGAACACAGTTTAAGTCTTTAAGCACAGATAGTGGAAGAGGACTTAAAATTAAGAGTATTAAAAGAAAATAATTAATTTAAAAAACTAATAAAATTATGGCAGGATCAGTCCAAGCTACGCCAGGTTTTGATTTGCAGCCTAGCTCGCATCAAACGCCTTTGGCTTCAAATTATATTACTGACTTCAACTTTTTGAATCAGTATTTACCAGACACTTACGAAAAAGAATTCGAAAGATATGGTAACCGAACAATCTCCTCATTCATTAGAATGGTAGGAGCAGAAATGCCTTCTAACTCAGACCTTATTAAATGGGCAGAGCAAGGAAGACTACACACCAAGTACGTTGATTGTGGTACTGCTGCAGTAGTAGCAGGTGGAGAAGCAATTTTCCAAGTGAATGATGTACTTAACCCTGCAGGTTCAACTGTTCAGCCAGGTTCTGGTGCAACAGTTCAGATTGCAATTAGAGTTGGTCAGACAGTTGTTGTTGTAAACAACGATGGTTCAGGTGAGTTCAAGGCTATTGTTATAGCAGTTGACCTTGCAAACAACCAATTCACTGTTGCGTTTTACGATGCTGCAGGTTATACAGGTGGTTCAGGATTAGGAAATGCTGATGCAAGTATTTTCATTTATGGTTCTGAATTTAAGAAAGGAACAAACGGAATGCAAGGTTCATTAGAATCTGACGATTTCATTTTCGAAAACTCTCCAATTATCATCAAAGATAAGTACGCAGTATCAGGTTCTGATATGGCTCAAATCGGATGGATTGAGGTTACTACTGAAAATGGAGCTTCAGGTTACTTATGGTACTTGAAGTCTGAGCACGAAACTCGTTTACGTTACGATGACTATTTAGAAACTGCAATGATTGAAGCAGTTCCTGCTGCTGCAGGTTCTGGTGTTGCTACACAAACAACTTCTGACCAAGTTGGAAACAAGGGGTCTGAAGGTGTATTCTATGTAGTACAAAACAGAGGTAATGTGTGGGCAGGTGGAAACCCTAATGCTTTAGCAGATTTTGATGCAATCATTTCACGTTTAGATAAGCAAGGTTCTATTGAAGAGAATGTAATTTTCTTAAACAGAGACTTTGGATTTGATATCGATGACATGTTAGCAGCTCAAAATTCTTACGGAGCAGGTGGAACTTCTTATGGTCTTTTTGACAATGATGAAGAAATGGCACTTAACCTAGGATTCACAGGATTCCGTAGAGGTTATGACTTTTACAAGTCTGATTGGAAATACCTAAACGACCCAACAATGCGTGGTGGAGTTGATGGTACTGGAAGCATTAACGGATTGTTAGTACCTGCAGGGTCTACAACTGTTTATGACCAAATCCTTGGAAAGAACGCTAAGAGACCATTCTTACATGTTCGATACAGAGCTTCAGAAACTGAAGACAGACGTTACAAAACTTGGATCACTGGTTCAGCAGGTGGTGCAAAAACATCTGACTTAGATGCAATGGAAGTGAACTTCTTGAGTGAAAGAGCAGTTTGTACTTTAGGTGCAAACAACTTCTTCATCTTCCAAGATTAAGAATACTAACCAAAGAAAAGGGGGTCTCTTCAAAGAGACTCCTTTTTTATAAATTAAATTAAATTATATCAAATGAAAACTACAGTACAAAGAGTAGACAAGGTCTACAAGTTAACAAGGAATGCAGCACCTTTATCTTTCATGCTTGCAACAAGACACACTAGAAGGTTTCCATTACTTTGGGTAGACCCAGAGACAGGAGTAAACAGAGAACTACGTTATGCTCGAAATCAAAAATCACCATTCGTAGATGAACAAGATAAAAATGCAATTATTGAGCCTATTATTTTTGAAGATGGTTTTTTAAGAGTATCTAAATCTAACCAGATATTACAAAAATTTTTAGATGTACACCCACATAATGGTGTTAAGTTTAAAGAATTAGATAAAGCAAAAGATGCTCAAGAAATTGTTGAAAGTATTAACATAGAGCTTGATGCAATGATAGAGGCACGTTCTTTATCAATAGCACAACTAGAAACCCTAACAAGGGTGTTGTTCTCAAAAGACCCATCAAGAATAAGTACAGATGAAATGAAGAGAGATATTTTAGTTTATGCTAAAAGAGAACCTGAAGAGTTTATGTCTATTGTGAATGATCCAGTATTAAAATTACAAGCAACGGTGCATAAATGCTTTGAAGAAGGTCTTATTAAATACAGAAATAAAAACAAAGAAGTTTGGTTTAACACTAAAACAAACAAAACAAGACTTTGTACTATTCCTTTTGGAGAAGACCCAATTTATATAGTATCATCTTATTTCCAATCTGATGATGGGATAGAGGCGTTAAAACATCTAGAACAATTGTTGGATTAAAAAAATATTTGGAAGGAGGTCTATTTTAAGACCTCTTTTTTTTTTGATTATCTTTGTGTAAATAATAGTCAGGATGATAAACGATATTAGAAATACGGTTTTAGCCGTATTAAATAAAAACAACTACGGATACATCTCTCCACAAGATTTTAATCTATATGCACAACAAGCTCAAATGGATTTGTTTGAGGATTATTTTTACGCATATAATTATCAAGTAAACAAAGAAAACCAAAGGACATCTGGAACAGGTTATGCTGACATAAAAAAAGGATACGTAGAAGTTATTGACTTTTTTTCTGTAACGACTGCTCTATCTCAGGTTGGAGCAAATTTAGATAAATTTTTTCTACCATCAATTTCCACAACAGGGAGTGATTATTATTTAATTAATAAAATATTTACAGGTAGTACAGAGTTGGAAAGAATTGAACAAAGTAAAATACTATTACTTAATTCTTCTCCTTTAACTGCACCATCTACAATGTTCCCTGCATATACAACAGAGGCTTCTACTGCTACAATTTACCCAACACCTACTGCTGCACAAACTGTTAATTGTCAATACATTCGTTATCCAAAAGCTCCAAAATGGACTTATGTAGATTTAGGGACAAACAACGAGCCTGTGTTTGACCAAACTCAACCTGATTACCAGGACTTTGAATTGTTTCCAGATGATGCCACTGATTTAACAATGAAAATATTACAATACGCAGGAGTTTCAATTAGAGAGGCATCAGTTGTTCAATATGCAGGAGCTGAAGAAGCTACTGAAATTAATAGTGAAAAATAATTATGTCATACCTTAGTCAATACGAATATTACGAAAATGGAGGTAATGCTCCTGAAGATGCTAATTGGGGATCATACCAGTACGTGTCATTAAAAGATATAGTTGTAAACTATCAGTTAATGTATTCTGGTAATCATTCTTTGATAAACAATGAGGAAAGATATAAAATACTTTTTCATGCTAAAAGAGCAATTCAAGAATTAAACTACGATGCTTTTAAAGAAGTTAAGGTTTTACAGTTAACTGTTTCCGAAGAGTTAAGATTTGTTTTGCCTTCAGATTATGTAAATTGGGTTAGAATATCTTACTATAATGATGGTGTTATAAGACCTATGGTAGAGAATGTTCAAGTAAATTCTGCCAAAGCTTATTTACAAGCTAATGACGCAAGAATACTTTTTGACCAAGATGGTAAAGCTTTACAACCAGAATATTCTCCTTTAGATTTTACAAGAATTACAGGACAACAACCAAGTATTTATTTAAATAGCTTGAGTCCATATAATGGATTATTAGGCTACGAATATGAGGGGTGTTGGTATTTTGATTTTGCAGTAGGTGCTAGATATGGTCTTAATACAGAAACTGCAAATGCTAATCCTACTTTTAGAATTGATAAAAAAGCAGGTGTTATAAACTTTGATTCCACTATGGCTGATGAAAGTTGTATATTAGAATATGTGTCTGATGGCATGGAAGGTGGAGACGATACACAGGTTACTGTAAATAAACTATTTGAAGATTATGTTTATGCCTATATTAGTTATCAAATATTAAACAGTAAATTAGGTGTCCAAGAATATGTTGTTAATAGAGCTAGAAAAGCTAAATCAGCACTTCTTAGAAACGCAAAAATAAGATTAAGCAATATACACCCAGGAAGATTATTGATGAATCTGAGAGGTCGAGATAAGTGGATAAAATAATATGGCTACATTCCAAAGAAACTTTATAGCAGGTAAAATGAATAAGTCCGTTGACGAGAGACTCGTTCCAAACGGACAATATATTGATGCAGTAAATGTTAGATTAGGATCATCTGAGTCAACAGAAGTTGGTGCAGTTGAGAATTCTAAAGGAAATACTTTAATTGCAGCATTATCTTATGAAGGACAAAGCCTAAGTAACAATGCCAAGTGTATTGGAGCATATGATGATGGAGCAAATGAAACTATTTATTGGCTTGTACATGACCCTACGTTTTTAGGAAACAGTCCTACAGGAAAAATCGATTTAATTATTTCTTTTAATACAGTAACCAATGATACAGTATACCATGTTATCAGTGTTTCTAAGGGTGGGATTAATCCTACAGAAACTGTTTTAAACCTCAATGAAAAATATCTTATTACAGGAATTGATCTTATTGATGGATTGTTATTTTGGACAGATAATTATAATCCACCAAGATTTATAAATACAACACGTAGTTATGCAATACCTAGTGGCACTCCAAGGGTAGATGGAAATGGTAATGCAGCCTTGCTTGAAGAGTCGTTTCTAGTCATTAAAAAGCCACCACATAGTGCACCAACAATAGAACTAACCTCAACAACTGGTGGAGATGAAAATTATTTAGATGAAAGATTTATTTCATTTGCTTATAGATACGAATATCAAGACGATGAATATTCAGCAACATCTCAGTTTTCAGACGCAGCTTTTAATACAAGTCCTTTTAATTTTAGTCCAGAGTCTTATTTAAATGAAGGTGTAGTAAATAGGTTTAATACTGCTATTATCACATATAATTCAGGAGGACCTTTAGTTACTGCTATAGATTTGTTGTTTAAAGATAGTGATGGCACTGTAATTAAGGTTATAGAAAAACTTAAAAAATCTGAGTTAGGATTAGCAGATAATACTGATTATACTTTTACATTTAGGAACAGTAAAATATTTACAATACTTCCAGAGTCTGAGTTGTTAAGATTATATGACAATGTTCCTTTGTTTGCAAAATCTCAAACTTTAATGGGTAATAGGTTGATGTATGGAAACTACATTGAAAACTATAACTTAGTTGATATTAATGACTCACCTGTAAGGTTCGAGTTTGAAACAGAACTAATTTCTGAACTTATAGGTTTAGAGTCAATTGAAGATTCTACAGATAACGCATCTTATACTTTTGGTGCAACCGTAAATATAGTAGATGGTGGTCTTATTATAGACCTAGAAAACGTAGAATTAGTTGCAGGCTCATTAATATCTATTGACGCTTCTTTTATTCATAGAGACTTTCAAGGTAGCACTCCTACAGAAACAACTCCACAAACAAATATTGAGTGGAGCTATGTATTACCACAAGCATTTAACAGTGTATATGATTTAGCCACAAGTTTAGACTTTCAAGAAAAAGTAGGTGTTGGTACTTTAAAACCAGTATATGACTCAGATCCATTAATAGAAACCTCTTGTGAAGGACAAACTTTAACAGATATAATAAACTGCAATATTCCTAACATATTGGATGCTTCACAACCAACAAGTTGGACAAAATTTGAAAGTGGAATATCTTCAGCTAATCAACCAGTGGGTATTGTCACTTCTGTGGGGTCAAACACTATTGGATTTGAATTAATAGCCATGCGTAGAGTAGACGATGTTGCTGCTCCAACTCAAAATGCTTACGAATATTATGGATGGAATTTTGCTGAAGTTACTTACCAAAAAATATCTGACACTAAAAGTCTTCATAGTAATAGAGATTATGAGATAGGTATAATTTACATGGATGAATATAATAGGGCATCTACTGCTTTAGTAAGTCCATTAAATTCTGAACATGTACCTTGTGGGTTTTCAGACCAAAAAAATTCTATTCAAGTAACTATACCTACACAACAAAGACCTCCATACTGGGCAACAAAATATAAGTTCGCAATAAAGCCTAGTGCTGAAGGCTATGAAACAATCTATACAAATATATTTTTTCAAGACCCTTCTACGGCTGAAACTTATTTTTTATTAGAGGGTGAAAACCAAAGGAAAGTAGAGACAGGGGATAGGTATATTGTAAAGCTTGATACTCAAGGATCATTACTTAGATGTGCTTATGCTACTGTTTTAGAAAAAGAAGCTAAAGAGTCTGAGTTTATACAACCACCTCCAACTGATGCTGAAGGTGAAGAGATTATTGTTCCTGCAGGTACTTATATGAAAATGAAAGCTCAAGATTTTTCTGTTGCGTTAGGTGATAACCCATTTATTTTGCCAGGGAGACAATCTGATACTGCAACGAGTACGAAGTCAAATATTCCGTATTTAGAGTATCCGTTTGTTAATTACCAAGGTTTTGGAGAAAACACTGCTGCTCCAGGTGACCCTGCTTCTTTCGATAACTATACAATTCCTGCAGGAAGTAGGATTAAATTAGATTTTGAGTTTGTCAGAAGAGGTCCTGAAAAAGGTAACAATAGATGTGAACGTAGAAAATATAGATTAGATGTTGCATTAACTGCGTCTCAAGATTATGACGATATTATAGATTGGTGGAATGGAGACAATGTACAGGAAATATTAAACACAGGACAACAAGAGGTTG